TACTGCAGCAGTTGGTAAAGCACTTGATGATGTTAATGCAACAGATGAAAATGGTGTCGAACTTGATCCCGTTGTAGTTATTTCTGGTTTAAAATCTAATGAAAAAAATCAAATTAAAGCAGAAGCATCAGGTCAATTACAATCTACAGATTGGTATGTTGTAAGACACGCTGAGTCAGCAACTGCAATTCCAGCAAATGTTTCAACTTATAGAATAGCAGTTAGAACAAAATCTAACGAAATGGAAACTGCAATTGATGGTGCAGCAACTGTTGAAGCTTTAGAAGCTTTATTTACTTACACTACAGGTGCAGATGATGTTTCTTCTAGACCTTTAGGTGAGTGGCCTACATTAGCCTAGTTCTTATTGTAAGTTCTTTTTTTTAAAGGTATAAGGTAGTATTATGCTACAAAAAATAGGTTTTCAACCAGGATTCAATAAACAGATTACAGAAACCACGGCCGAAGGACAATGGGTAGATGGTGATAATGTACGTTTTAGATATGGTACACCTGAGAAGATAGGTGGTTGGTCACAATTAGGTGAATCTAAATTAACAGGAGCTGCAAGAGCTTTACATCATTTAGTTAATAAGTCAGGTAACAAGTTTGCAATCATAGGTACAAACAGAATTTTATACGCTTATACAGGTGGTGTATTTTATGACATTCATCCAATTAAAACTACAACAACATTATCAAATGCATTTAGTACAACGAATGGTTCAGCAACTGTTACTTTAACATTCAGCACGGATCATAACATTCAAGAAAATGATATTATTCTTTTAGATAATTTTACAGCTATCACAAACTCTAACTATTCAGCATCAGATTTTGATGATAAAAAATTTATGGTTACATCTGTTCCAACAGGAACAACTTTAACTATTACAATGCCATCAGCAGAGACTGGATCAGGTGCAACAACATCTGGTGGTATAAGAATTCAACATTATTATCCAGTAGGACCTGCAGAACAATTACCTGGCTTTGGTTGGGGATTAGCTTCTTGGGGTGGAACTGTAACAGGTGAAGCAACTACAACTTTAAATGGTGGTATTAATGCTTCAACTACGACTATTGTATTAACTGATGCATCTCAGTTTCCAAGCTCAGGTACAAACTTTATACAAATAGGTTCAGAAGAAATTTCATACACAGGTATATCAACAAATACTTTAACAGGTGTTACAAGAGGAGTTAGAAATACAACAGCTGCAACACATTCAGATGGTGCAACTGTACTTAATAGTTCAGATTACATTGCATGGGGTGAAGCTGCATCTGGTGACTTAGTTGTTGATCCTGGTTTATGGTCTATTGATAACTTTGGTGATAAAGTAATTGCACTAATTCATAATGCACAAGTATTTGAGTGGGATTCAAATGCAACAAATGCTGTAACAGTTAGAGCAACTATTATATCTGGTGCTCCAACAGCATCACGTGATATGTTAGTATCTACACCTGATAGACACTTAGTATTCTTTGGAACAGAAACAACTATTGGAACTCCATCTACACAAGATGAAATGTTTATTAGATTTTCAAACCAAGAAGATATTAATACCTATCAACCAACAGCAGTTAATACAGCAGGTACACAAAGACTTGCGGATGGATCAAAAATTACAGGTGCAGTAAGAGGTAGAGATGCAATCTATGTTTGGACAGACACATCTTTATTTACTATGAGATTTATTGGTCAACCTTTTACTTTTGGTTTTCAACAAGTAGGGACTAACTGTGGATTGATTGGACAGAACGCTGCATTAGAAGTTGATGGTGCTGCTTATTGGATGTCAGAAAATGGTTTCTTTAAATACTCTGGTAACCTTGAGACTATGATTTGTTTAGTAGAAGATTTTGTTTTTGATGATTTAAATACAACTGCTAATCAATTAATCAATGCTGGATTAAATAATTTATTTGGTGAGATTACTTGGTTCTACTGTACATCAGGATCAACTGTTGTTAATAGATGTGTCACTTATAATTATCTTGACTCACGTCCTAACAGACCTGTTTGGACAACAGGAACATTAGCTCGTGGAACATGGCAAGATTCTGCTGTATTTGGTTTACCACATGCAACTAATTTTACTGCAAGTGATGATGCATGTTTTGATGTTGTTGGTAATACTGAAGGAAGTACAATATACTTTGAACATGAAAAAGGAACTGATGAAGCATTAGCAAATGGTGTTAATGCAATTACTTCTAATATTGAATCAGGAGACTTTGATATTACTCAAAGAGTTGTTGGTAGTCAAATGACTGGTATTGCTGACTTTCAAGGAGACGGTGAATACATTATGAAGATTAGAAGATTTATACCTGACTTCTTATCTCAAACAGGGAGCACTCAAATAACACTACAACTTAGAAACTATCCAAACAATTCTCAAGCAAGTTCACCACTTGGACCCTTTACAATTACAAGTTCTACTGATAAGATAGATACTCGTGCAAGAGCACGAGCTATATCTTTAAAAGTAGCTAATACAGCGGTTAATCAAAGCTGGAAATTAGGTACGTTTAGATTAGATACACAACCTGATGGAAGACGATAATGGCAAAATATAGCGATCAAAGATTAACTAAAGCTCAACAGAAAAAAGCAAAGCCTGCTAATCAAGGTGGTGGTCCCAATTATTTAGGTAAACAAGAAACAGTTACTGTTCCTAAAAAATGGTTGTCTTCTCCAGATCACGTTGTAGCTGAATTAGCTTATATTACTCCAAGAGAACAAAAAATATTATTAGATGCTAATATCTATGGGTCATTAAAAGGAAAACCAAACAAAGGCCCTGCTGGTATTATGTCATTACAAGGTGATCTTGGTGGTTATGATGCAAGTCCAGGTGGACCAGATTCTGAAAGTGGTGATGGAAGCGGAGGAAGAAATGATAAAGCAAGAGCTGCTGACATTATGAGAGGTAATGTTACTACGGGTCAAACAGTTGCAGTAAGTGATAGAACAAGACGTAATGCAATGCCTGAATATGTAAATACACCAGGTGGTAGAAGATATGTAGGTTCTTCAAAAAAATTTGTAGGTAAAAGTTTATTTAATCCAAGCGGTTACAGGAACGTTGTTGGGACTCAGGGTATATTAGATAGATTAATGAGTAAACAAAATATTAAAACAAGAGGAACTCCTGGTACACCAGGATTTGAATATTATAGTGAGGATGAAAATGTTGGTGATGCTAAACCAGGAATAGGTGGAAGAGTTCTTGGAGGACTTTTAAGTTTACTAACAGGTGTTCCTTTTGTAGGTTCAGCGATAGGTTCAGCGATAGATAAATTCAAACCTAAAAGCATGTATGATGATATGTCTGATTTTAATAATTTAGAATTAGTTGATGGAGAATTAGTTGACACTAGAAATATTGAATCAAAAAATATTCCAATTGGTTCAAATATTGGTATGGATAGTTTAGCTTTACAAAATTTTTATAATAAACAAAATCCTATTAAAACAAATCAAAGTACAATAAAATTACCTCAAACTTTTAGTCCAAGCTTAGACTTTGATATAGGTAGAAACGACGTTTTAAATAATGCACTTATATCTGATGATGGTTTAAGTATATATGATGGATCATAATGGCAAAGATAACAGTAGTATTTACAAGACCCAATAAAGAATACAGACAGCAAGATGCAGATTCTTTAGTTAGAGATTTAGATGGATTGATTGAAAAATTAAACTCAACTTTCCAACAAGATTTAAGAGATGAGCAATCAAGATTTACTTGGTTTACCTCAGCAAGTTCAGGAGTAAATAATGGCTAATAGATATAAAAACGAACAGTTTGATTTAACAACTACTAACGCTACAGATATTTATACTTGCCCATCAGAGTCAAGAGCTATTATACAAAACATACAAGTTGCAAATGTAGGTGGTTCTAATGTAGAATTAAAAGGTTTTGTATTTGATACTTCTGCATCAAAAGCTTTTCAGTTTGCTGAACAAACTATAAATACAGGTACATCTAGATCATTAAATAATGGTACAATTATATTAGAAGAGAGTGACAAGTTACAATTACAAGCAGCGACAGCTGATATATTTGAAGGCACAGTATCAATATTAGAATTTGACAGAACATAGGAGGAAAATGAACGTATTAAAACCAGAAAAGATAATAGAAAAAATAACTAACCTTAAAACAGGTGAAGAATATAAGGATGATAATGAGTGGAAATCAAAGGGAATACCTGAGGAAGATATTCGAAGAGATATAAAAGTTCTTATGCCAAGCCTTGATATTTTTGGAGAAACAAAATAGAATAGATAAATTATGGCAATTTCAAGATTAGATATGAATAGACAACTCTACGATGAAGGTGGAATTATTACTTTAGATCAAGCTAAAGAAATGGCTCCTCCAGGAGAATCACTAGCATATATTAATCCAGAAGAAGCTGCACTTTTAAAGTCATTAGGTGGAGCAGGAGAAGATATTAATGGAACAGGGATCAAGTCATATTTTTTAAAAAAAATTTTTAGAAAAGCAAAGAAGGCTGTAAAAAAAGTTGTTAAAAGTCCTATAGGTAAAGCTGCAATAATTGGTGGACTTGGATATTTAGGAGCTAAGTCAGGTGCCTTTAAAGGTTTATTAGGTGGTATTAAAAATATGGGTCTTGGAAAACAATTAGGTCTTATTGGTGGTATATCAAGTCTTGGTGGTTATTTAGCTTCTAAAGAAGCAGAAGAGGAAGAAGAACCAGATTTTTCAAATCTTGATAGAGGTGAAACAATAGATTATTCAGATGTAATTAGACGTGCAAGAAAAAATGATCCTGAGTTTAGATTTTTACCAGGTGCAGGATTTACAGAGGCTTACGCGGAAGGTGGTGAAGTAAATAAAACAATTTCTATGATAAAAGATATGTTAAATAGAGGAATGGATGATAGCACTATTTCAAGTATAACTGGAGCATCTCAAGAAGAAATCAATATAATTAAAACTAAAAAACGTCAAGATAAAGCTGAAGGAGGAATCATGAAAGCAAAACGTGGATTAGTAAATGAACCAGGAAGTTACGCTGGAAAAAAATTAAAAGATGTAGATAAAATGAGTAGAAGAACATTAGTTAAAAATTTAAATTCTCTGGAACTTCCTGAAACAAATGCATCAGAATTTGATGATAATAATATTAGACAGATTTTAATAGACTTTGCACCCGATATATTTAAAGGTTCTTGGGGATCTAATAGTTATGCTAAGGGTGGTGAAGTAGCTGAAGGAGGAATCATGAACCTTGGAGGAAATGAAATGGACCTTAGAGGTGGTGGTTTTGTACCATTAGGAGCTAAAGAAAAAGCAGATGATGTACCAGCTAGATTATCTAAAAATGAATTTGTAATGACCGCTGATGCTGTTAGAGCAGCAGGTGGAGGAAGTGTTGATAAAGGCGCAGATAAGATGTATAGTATGATGAAAAATTTGGAGTCTCAAGTATAATGGCAATAACAGAAACTAGATCATTACCCGCACAGTTTATAGAAGATCTTGGAAAAGATTATGCAAAACAATTAACAGCAACCACTGCTATTCCTGTTGATACTTCTAAGTTTGCACCAACAGTTGCAGGTCAAGATGTATTACAACAAAGAGCAGCAACATTAGCTGGATCTGGTGTTGGATCTTTTCAACCATTTATACAAGCTGCACAACAACAAGCAACTGCTGCTGGTCAAACAGTAGGAGGTGTTGGAACTACATTAAGTGGAATTGCTGGTTTAACTGGAGCACCAACTTCAGCTCAAATGCAACAATACATGTCACCATATCAATCGCAAGTAATTGATACAACTCTATCAGAGTTTGATAGACAAAAAGCTATACAAGAAAAATCTA